GGTTGCGTGTGTTTCAAACTTGTCTCCTGGTAAACCAAACTTCTCTATAGCCCATGCACACGTTTCATTCCATGTAGGTATGTCGTGATTTTCTTGCCATGATATACGAACTCTAGTACCCGCCTGCATTCAATAACTCCTTAACTTGTTTCACGTTTTCCGGTTCACGATTGAACTTAATCTTCCATAACTCTGGATTGATATAGTCAATAACCATCTTTACCTGTGATTCATTTAAATTATCTAAGAACTTCACACCACTATCACTTTGATACAACATCCAAGGACTAATCTTACCATTGGTAATACTATGACATACCTTGTTAGTATTACCATAGCACAAATAGTCTTTAGGTACAATTCCCTCTTTTTCTGCTAAATCCATAGTAGTTTGGACACTACGTGCAATAGCATCTAACGGATCTTCAATACGCAAATACTCAATCAAATATTTCGTATAGACACTATCACTGGCCCAAGTATCAATTTTGATATTATTCTTCAATAGCCAATCTACGTATCTACTAATGTTGATTGCATTGATATTAGCGCAATGTGTTCCAAACTTTACAAATGCAGTATAGTAAGCACTACGAATGAATTCCTCGTATGTTTTATTCTTTTTAGTTGACGTATTCTTTTTATAAAATTGTAACCAGGCTTGAAAGCCAATACGATTGCCTTGCATATCTTTGTTCATCCAACGTTGTTTGTTTTCGCATAGGTGCTTAGACATAGTAGATTCACGTAGGAATTCTCTATTGCAAAAATCACAACCATACTTGATTGTCTTATCAGTTGCCTCTGTCTTTTTCGTATTGAGTGATATCTTCATCTGTAACCGTTTGGCTTAATACTTCTATGTCTGCTATTTTTAAATGGGGGTATATTTCTGCAAGATGCATTTTCTTTCTTTGCTCTTGTACAAATGCTTTTGAATATTCTGTTAAATCTTCACTATTTGCCTTAGGATAAATCTTTGTAAAGTATTCTTTTATTTCTTTTACTTGTGCCGGTTCTTTTAACAAACTAACACGTTCTTTAATCTGCGGTAACCATTGATGATATTGTTTCCCTTTACCGGGACTTGCCGCACACATCATATACCATTGTAGTTTAGGATGCTTTGATACATACTCATTGAAGAAGTATTTGTTAGCATAATATTCTGTACTCATTGCATAGTACCCTGCTACGTCACTAGAACCTTTTACGTAGCTTAACCATTTGATTAACATAAATGGCACAAACTTACGTTGTTGCTCAGGTGTGAGCCTGTCATAATAACCATAGTCTTTCTTGTCCAACGCCGCAATAGCTTCAAACAAGTTGAAGTCTTGATTCTCTAGTTTCTCATCTTGAGGTATTGCTATTTTCTTTGTTGCCATTAGAATGCCTGACTATAATCCACAATCTCACAGTTACGACTAATCTCTTTTACAAAATAAACACATCTAGGTTTAGGTCCATCATCTAACGGGACACATAAGAATTGTCCGTTCTTCAATCGAGGTGCATACCAAGTTACATCGTGGTATATGTCTACAATTTCAATCGGTACGAATGACGGACTAAAACTACTTAATGGATTAAACTCAAACGCATTGAATCCCCTGTCATTGATACTAGTGAGAGGTAGTGTTTCTAAATCTCCGTGTTCTTGTTCACCAATAAGGATCTGCCAATCAATAGGCATCTTAATTGTGCTGTTACCAATCTTCAATACAAGTGCAGGGCTGTTGAATGATTCTAAAAAGATTAGTGGGATATAATGATAATCTACGTTTTGTGGATTACTATTGTCTAGTATTCCAAAACGCAAGTCATCAATTTCTTCGGGAAGAGTTTCTAAATTATAGAATTCGTTGTCTAGGGTTAATATACGCATAATGTATTATATCAGGTTCTTATCTATATGTCAACTTTTCAACGTCAAACGGGTAGTTTGCTTCTTTATAAAAAGCTTTACGTTGTGTCAAATGTCGTTTGGCAAACTTGCAACTGCTAGTTACGTCCCAGATTTGTACAAAGTCTTTATCTTCTGCCTTACGAATTCCTCGACCGATGCTTTGGATAACACGGACGAAGGATTTTCCAGGTTCAATGAGAACCAGATTAAAAATACGAGGTATGTTGATACCAACAGCGGCGACACCATAAGTAGCAACAATGATTTTATTTGTGCTGGTTGCAATTTCATCATATTCTTCTTTCCTATCAACCATATTAGTAGCACCACTGACGAACACACTGTCCGGTAACCTACTAATTAATTCTTTACCTGCATTAACTCTATCAACTAGGACCAATACATTTCCTGTTTCTTTAATCTTTAATATGAGTTGGGCAATAGCATCAAGTCTATGTGTATCTTCTAATAAATGTTTCAACTCACTTTGATAATTAGTAAACTCTACATCATCTTTAAGTTGTACAATGTTTACGTGACATTGTGCTAATACACCCTGATCCTGTAATTCACTTGCACTTAGTTTACTGATAACAGGCCCTAAACTTACGAACAATGACTGTGCTTCAAACTTAGCTTTAGGTATAGTACCTGTTAGTCCCCAACGAATAGGAACCTTAGCAAACGTCCCTGTAAGTAATGTTTTCAATGCATCTGCTTTTGCCATATGTACTTCATCAACCATTACACAAACAACACCTTCAATGAAGTCCATAATATCTGCCTCACCTGCTTTTGTTTTCTTAAGCATATTGTTAAGACTTTGCCAAGTACAGATAGTGTGTGTCTTGTTGTACTCTTTACGATCACCAAAATATACACCAACATCTAATCCAAGATTGATGTAATCTGCTTCTGTTTGTGTTACTAAACTCTTGTTCGGAACGATAACAATACTACGACCATATTGTTCTATACTATAACTTAGTGCGGCAGTCATCAATGTTTTACCTGCACCTGTAGCAATTTCTTGTAATGATTGGGGATTCTTTAAAAAGTTATTAACGATACTAATTTGATAGTCACGCAATTCTACAGGCGTACCTTCTTTGGGATGACCTTTAGGCCAATTCTTATGAGCAAACGTTGCCTCGGACACTTCAGCGAATTCGAAGGTTGTAGTATAATCTCTTGTATCATCCAACTCAATATCATATCCTGCTCTATCAAGTACAGGTAATATTTCTTCTAACAAATTAATGTAAGTGCTACCAGCTAAACTAAAATAGCTTACCTTACCATTCCATCTACCAAGTCTTACCGCAGGTAGATATCTTGCTCCGGGTACTTCGTACTCAAACATTTTCATCAGAGCTTTACGCTCTGCAAGTTCAAGTCCTTCTATTTTTACGTTAACTTCATCTTTAACGATTATCTTACATTGTTTCATTTATCTCCCAAATTGACAGGTTCTGAGTTAACACATTTTATAATTTTGAATACAGAAGGATGTTCATTAAATCCATATGTTCTATATTGAATTATAACAGGTTTCTCGTATGATT